AGCATCTATGATTTGTTTTATTTTTGGTCTTATGGCTACTGCCGATTGTAGTTCTATAAGCTTACCATCTGATGTAGGTAAATCTCTATTGGCTAATGATACTACTTCTCTTTCAATCCTATCTAATGTTGAAGTCAAAGTTTTGTAGTATTTAGCTTCTGCAAGTTCGATTTGTTTGATTCGATATTCTGTACTTTTTTGAACTATATCTGCCATTTTTTCTGTCTATCATAAAAAAGTTAAAAACTCAAAAAAGCTTTTTCTTCATTTTTTTTTGCCTACTGCTACAATACTTATTTTTTGCCTTAATTCACTTTGCTTACTTCTAGAGCATTTGTAAAAAGTGCGTATGGTATAATACGGTATAAATAAAAACAAGGAGAGAAAATGAAAATAATAAAAAACACATCTTGTTATGACTCAAAGAAGTTACAGCAACTTTTTTGTTTTATACATTCCTTAATTGCAAAGAAAGAGGGAAGATTAAAACAATGGAAAACTTTAAAAGTTCAAATAAGAAATACAAATTGGGGGTGTACAGGTAGAGCATACATTGGTCAAGTTTGGGGTGAGGGTTGGGATATGTTTTTATCTTTAAATAAAGATAGAGATTTAAAAACAATAAGTGATCTATTCGCACACGAACTTATGCACTCTTATGGCTATCGCCATAAAGATATGATTTGTGTTACCACTCCTTTAGTAAAAGACCAGCACCAAAAAATACAAGATAAATTTGGTAATGTTAATTTTACAAAAATAGATAAACCGAAAGTTAAGATTGATTATGTTTCTTTGAGAAAAATTAGGGCAGAACAAAACTTAACTAAATGGTTATCTAAATATAACTTTGCTAAAAACAAAGTTAAGAAATATCAAAGACAAGTTAAATATTATAATAAGTAAAAACTAAGGCGATCAGAAATGGTCGCCTTTTTTATATCTGTTCTTCTTCTACTTCTTGATCTTCTTGTTGTGGTTCATCTTGTGTAAAAGAACCCACCTCAGGTTTAGTGTCTATTTCTTCAAAGATTTCGTTTAGCTTCTCATCATCATCAACTACTGCTCTTGCTATCTCTTTATCAATCTCTTTAGTTAGTGTAGCTGATTCAACTCCTGATGATTTAGCTTGTTGGAAGAACATAAGATCACTAGCATAATCTCTAATGTTAAATGAGTCAGGATAATTAATCTCTCCATCAAAATTAACATTTTGAAATTGTGCGTATAATCTAAATATTTGTTCTTCTGCTAATTCTAAGTTATCTGCTTTTTCAGATAGTCTAGCATTAAGTAATTCAAATTCTGTTTGTAAAGCTATCCCTGAACTTACTTGTGTCTTTGTAGTTCTAACTGCACCAATATGGGCTATCCTATTTATTGAATTAACTTTATTATCTATTGATGTCATAATTGAATTTAAGTTAGAACCATTAGGTTGAAGTAGATATGGTTTTAAGTTTGGTTCTATTTCTTCAGGCATTTCTATTATTGCACCAGCACCAGCAGAAGCATTAACACTTGGAGTCTTAACTAATGATGGGTGATTTGATAATCTAATTAATTGTTCTATTTCTGAATACTCATTGTAAATAGCTTTTTGTAAATCTGCTATATCTGTTAGGTCTGATTGACCAATCCCTTTTTTGTGAGATTTGGAATTGTATAAAATAACTGCTGGTATTTTGCCAATCAGATTATCGGCAGTATCTATTACTGTGGGTTCTTCTCTATCTGCCATATAGATAGTATCTATACGATCAGGGTACCAAACCCTCATATACGTTCCACCATCTTTATCTATTTCTTCTCTAATTTTAAGATAGTCTAAAACATATTTACCATTTGGTTCTCTTTTAAAATTCCAATCTAAAACATTCTCAGGTGTTACGATTGATACATAAGGTCTTACGTCTTGTTGTAATTCTTCTGCTCTTGTTCCTAATGTTAGATTTGGTTTATCTAAAATCATAAAACAATGACCATAAATAGAAGAATAGTTTTGTGCTTGTTTGATTACGTTGTTAAAATTATTACCATCTAAATCTGCATCTCTCATAAATGTGTCTAAACTTTGTTCTTCAGACATTGAACCAAAATCTCTTGATGGTTTAACTCTAAATAAAAAAGATGAATAGATTTGTATTACGTTTCTACAATGATTATCACACGGTGTATTAGCAAGTCTTTGATTAAACTCGTTATCTAATTCAAGATTGTATCTGTTTAAGTATTGACCAAGAGTATAATCATATCCGCCATTATAAGATCGTATATAATATTCCCAATTAGAAACATTTTCTTTATAATCTTTATGTACGTCTATTGCAGTATCTCTTGAATATGCCATTACTTAATTGCCCATCTTGTCGGTTGTGAATATGGAATGTTGCTTGTAAGAGGTTTTACATAATCTATAAAATATCCTAGTGCGTCATTCATATGATCCGTTCCATCTGTTTTATCAGGAATATTTGTATTTTCCTTATAAACTTGTCGTGTCAATCCTTTTATAACAATTTTAGCAGATTTGGAAATGAAAATATATCTATTTCCATTAGAATCTTTTAACTTTGAATTTACAGCATTGACTCTATCTCGTATTGATGGGTGTTTATGTTTTACTTTAACTTTAAATCCAGCATTTTGCAGAATAGATAAATCAGTTCTGCCACCAGCAGATGTTTTTCTTTGTCTTGATGCTGGGTCAGGATAGCAAATTATTTGTGATTTAGAACCATACCTATCTCTTATTTCTTGAACTAACTCATCTGTATTACTTCCATAAATTACTATTTCATCGATAACATATATCTTATCTTTTTCTATTTGTGATACACAAGCTGACATCGGGTCTATATTGAAATCAACCCCAATATGTAAAGGTTTTGCCCAATCAATTTTTTTATCTACAACAGAATCGACAGGGTGAAAGTTATAATATACAGCACCAGCATAATTTTCAAATGTACCCTCAAACTCCTGTCTAAATGTTCTTATATCAATATCTAATTTAGCTTGTTCTATTTCATCTTTAGAAACCATACCACCTTGAACAGTAGTATATTGAAAGCTAGACCATTGATTGTCTTGCTTACCTTTAAGATACATTTCATAAGCCCAATTACCATAACCTTTTGGTGTTCCACACATCAAAACATTTCCTAAAGTATCTGATACTGATGCTCTTAATACTTCAAACCAAGTTCTTTTATCTATATCTGCAAACTCATCTAATATTAAAAAGTTTAATCCTGTACCTCTAAGTGCATCATAATTATCTGCACCTTTTAATGATATTGTACTATTTGTTTTTCTTATTCTAATAGTAAGAGTTGTCTCGTTAATATCCTCAATCCAATTAAATTGATTAAGCATTTCTTTTAAATTAGACCAACATATCTCTTTAGCCATTTTAAAAGTTGGTGCTACATACCATATCTGCTGATTAGGTTGAGATGCGTATTTCATCATCTCAGTAATACATAAATAAGTCTTACCGAATCTTCTACCTGATATTAATACTCTAAATCTTGCTTTTGACGAACTAACTTCGTATTGTGGCTTAGTTAGTTTAATTTTCATATTAGCTGGTTGTCAATTCCTCACATCTAAAATTAATCATAATTTTGCCTTTATTCACTTCTTCCAAACCTAATGATTGGTTTATCGTAAGTGCGTTTAAATATCCAGCAGTAGAGCAATCGTAATAACTATCATATGGTATATTATTAGGCATTGGTTCAGAACATTGTTGATAAATAGATGAGCAGATTTGTAAGACTAACATAAACTTCATAACTATTTACTCAATGATATAATCTTCAAAATCTTTTTAGAACCCATATATATTTCTGTTTCTGCCTTTATCTTTTTACAAGAAAATTGAACACGATCAGGCCTTACTTCTCTTTCAGCTATTCTTTTAGATTTTAAACATTGAGACATCTTTTCTTTGTAAGTGTGTTCAACTATATCTCCGTTAAAATGCATTAATAAAGCTACAACAATTTCGATCATTTATAACTCCCATTTGCTCTAACTTTATCTTTTAATGATTCTAATTGTGTACTTAATTTATCTACATCTTTAATAAGTCTTTCTATATTAACTTTATTATTCATCATACCATCTACTCTTTCAGTTAGCTTTTCTATCTCAACTACCATATTTTCGATAAGTAAAAATTGTTCGCTATCTGCTGGAAGTGAACCCATTTCTCCACGTGGCCACTTTATTCTAAATTCTGTGTTTTCATTTACATCAGAAATCATTAACTTACCATTTGTTTCAATAGTATTTAGTCTTTCAATAATTCCAAAATATGCCCATACTGCAACTGCTACTCCAGCAATAATAGATATTAAATTTCTTAAAGGTAATTGTATGTTTGTATTATCGCTTACTTTCATTAGTTCTCCTCAAATATAGGTCTGTCAGGATTTTCTTGTTTCCATTTATCTTTTAACACAATCCAATAACTTATACTATTATCTCTTTTCTCAAAGTCGCTTACTTGCATTACTCCTAATTCTAAACAAGCACCAATCAGTTCTGCAAATGCTGGTGGTGGTGGACTTATTCTTGGAACACTTCTACAAGATTTAATTAGTTCCATCTGAGTCTTTAGTTTTATTTGTTTCTCTTGTTCTGCAATAAACTCATCACTACAAGCTGAACCAATAGATTTTCTGTATCTAAATCCGACTCTAGTATCCGTCCATTCGTCTGATGTTCCTGTCTTATAATCTCTTTGTGTAAAATCGTTATATGCTTCCCAGCTTCCTTGATCGCAATTATTTGTTCCATTTTGTAAATACTCGTTTCTTGCTTGTACTGATGTTGCTACAAACAAAAAAAATAATATCCAAAATACATTACCTGTTAAGGTCTTTAATATCGTATTCATGTTGTCTTACCTGATCACTTAGTTGTTGAAATATATTTTCTGCCATATCCCAAGTTGCTTCTGCTCTTGCTAATCTTTGTTTTAAATCATTCATCATTTCTTTTTGCATATCCATATCTCTTGTAACACTTTCAAGTATTTCTTTATTAACTTGAATAGTATCTGTCATAGTTAAAACGTATCTAACTGATGTAAATGTTCCAGCTAGTATCGCACCGATAACAGGTATAATTACAATATTCTTTTTTAAATATTCTAATTTAGTTTTTGGTTTCTTATTCATATCCTTTTAATATCCACTTTAGAATCTTTCTAATGTATTTTTTAATCTTCTTCATAATCTAAATCCTTTTTGCCAAGTTCTTATAGCCCAAAATGCTGGACTCAAACTTTTCTGTCCTCTTACTTTTGATAATATTGGTCTAAATCTTGCCATAAAGCTTTTACGTCTAGCTGGGTCGTTTCTACCAATACTCATTCCTTTTTGACCAAAGTTCACTTTTTGTACTCTACCTGTTCTAGTATTCTTAACAAATACTTTGAACTTCTTAACGTCTCCACGTTGTACTTTATTGAGTCTAACTGTTCTTCCTTTGTACTTTGCCATAACTTCTTAATAGCACAAAAGGTTTTAGGATTAAACTTTATATATCGTATATTTTAAAGTTAGTTCTTCGCCTTGATTTATTTGTTTTATGGTATGCAAATAAGACTTATTTCCAACTGTTATTCTTACACAATTTGGATTGTCTTGATGATTTATAAATCCGCCTAAAGGACTTCTGATAATCTCATCATTAATTAAGATATGAGTTATGCCTAATTGTGTGCCATCTTTAATATCTTGTGTAGCAAATAATCCTAGACCATTAATGCTACTTTGTTTGATTGTAAGGGAGTCAGGCAATGGTTTATAAGTCATTGAGGTTCATCTCCACCACAAATATAACCAATAACCTTTTTACCTTTATAAGTGTGATAATAATGATTACTCATAAATGTTTTCTTTTTCTTTTCAACAGTAGTGATATTAGAATGAAACCAACTGCTACAACTGTCTTGTATTTCAAATGTGTCTAGCTTTATATCTCCACCAAATGTAAGATACAACAAGGTAATCATTATAGGTTTCATTATCTTTTAAAATGTCTTGGTCGCCACTTATTACAAACATAAGTATCTTTGACACCTTT